GGCTACAGGTAGCAACGCAAGATCAACTACATCCTGAGGGATTATAAACTTGGCAGCTTCTTTAATTGTTGCATCCATCGCCGCCTTGGTTTCGGGTGATGACGGTGTTGCACGTTGCTTTCGATAGAATCCAAACGCGGGTTTATTAAGATCGTCAGAAGAGAGATCGATCTCCCCGCCTTCGGCGAATAACTCTTGTTGATTAGACTTCTCGTTCAACGCAGCGTTCCGCTTTGCTAACCAGTCTGAAAATGTGGGTTGTTCACCATAGGGCACATCGCGCATTGACTCGTCATAAATCTTCATGTCGCGTGCTTTTACAGCAACGTCGTCAGCAATGTTTTTGCGCAGCTCAGCTAAACGCTTAAGGTGAAGTAGTACTGAATTAAGCGGCATAGGGGTTTACCTTATCAACACGTTTAATTTTAGGTTCGTCGATGTCTTTGGCAATAGGCAAGTTGAACCACCCGTCGTTCTTGAGATATAAGATAGCTTGACTTGCCGTATCAACATAATCATCATGCTCCGCAACAGGAAACTTAGCTAATTGCTTTAAAAAAGGTCTAGACCAACTTACAAACTGCCCTAGGTTCTTTGACGATTCAGGTATCCATATCATATCTAATTCAAGTGTCGGTGCCATTTGATGTGCACGCGCAACTTTATCCGCTCTGCCTGGATTATATCCTATTGCCGGAACTTTTGCCAATCTTAAATCTTGGAGCAAGGATTGCCCTGAAGCTTTTTCTTCTACTAGGATTCTATCAGGCTTTCTAGGTTTGTTATATAAACTTTTTTTATCACCACCGTATTCGGCGGTCCAATCCTCGATGACCCGCTTTCTTAACTGCGGGTATCCTAGATGTTCATCCCATGCGTCCAGGAGCATCACGTTTCGATGGTTTTTGTGGGTAAATATTCCCCAAACCGTGCATGCGGTTGGATCCCCTGTAGTTTTCTCGGTAAAAGCGCAGTCGTAAGACTGTAGGATGTACTCAAATGACGGCATTGATTCTGAAACTTTCCATAATTGGAAATGTTCTGTTTTTAGCAAACCTCCACCTGATGGGGTTGGGTCTTGTTGTAATTGACCCGCGGTGCCGTATTCGCCCAAAACCTGTTTAAGGCCAGTAATTACTTGCTCTGTGAAGCGTTCGGGCCAGAGTAGCTCATTGACCTTAGTTCGTGTATCATAAAAGCCTAATGACGTTTTGCGCCTTAACCCATCATATTCTGCGGGTAAACATAAATGCTCCCATCCACCGATGTCATTCAAGATGTGACCTGAAACATCCCCTTCATGCAATCGTTGCATGATAGTCACCATCGCGTCATTTGCAGGCGAGTTCAACCTAGTCGACCATACCATGTCGAACCATTCAATTGTTGATTGCCGTATGACGTCCGACTGGGCATCTTGGGCACCGTGCGGGTCGTCAAGTATCAACCTGGACCCACCTTCACCGGTTGCTGTACCACCGACAGAGGACGCGATCCTATACCCGGTGTTACTATTCTCATAGCGTTGCTTTGCATTTTGGTCGCCGGTAAGCTGAAAGTTAAGCCCCCATCGGTTTTGGAACCATGGGGATTGTAGCAAACGTCTAGCTTTGAGAGCGTCCCGTATTGATAAAACGCTCGAGTAAGAGGCGCACAAATACTTCTGCTCCGGTTTAGATAACCATTCCCATACAGGCCACATCACGCTTACGATTGTGGACTTTGCATGCCTAGGCGGGATGTTGATAAGCAGCTTTCTAATCTCGCCCCTTGTTACAGCTTCCAAATGTTCGCAAATTGTTTGAATGTGCCAACCGTGAATGTATTCGACTCCAGGCTCGACAATGTGCCATGCCTGCTTGACAAACTCTGAAAATGAATTTTCAGCAAGTCGCCGTTCTTTTTCCGCTTTAATAAGGTCAAGCAGAAAGGCAGGATTGACTTGCTGGTTGTTCACCGTGGCCAACATTATGGTTGTTGATTTGCTTTAATCATCAGTCCTTGCATCGTTTCGAGCTCCTCGCTACTTAAACCACGCAGATCAATATTCGCCGTTTGAATCGGACCACCGTTCAGGCCAGTTACCTCACCACGTGCCAGTTTGGGCACATGATATTCAATGACTGATTGAAATAAACCAAATGCCTTCTCTGCGTTAGGTGCGATTTGAAACACAGGTTTGCCCTTGTCATCAAAGATTTGCTTTCCCTTTGCATCAAGCATCGGAGTGCCTTTTGCAACCTGGTCTAACCACTCTTGCAGGCGTTCAGCATTATTATCGACGAACATTGCAATGGCTTGTCGCGCATTATGCGTGGCTTTGTTCGGCACACCCTTTGCTCTGCCTGAGCCCTCGACTTTTTTAATCCCAGGGGGTGATCCCCGTGCACCGTCCGGAAATTTTTTAGGTCCCATGCGTCCAGTCATAATTTCTCCTTTACCCCNTCTACTTTGGATNGGCAACGTTGTTATTGTAACACTAAACCTTCTTGCCAGATATGGGCCAGAAGCGCGTAAGCCACTGTGGGTGATCAGGCCCAAAGGCATAAGTCAAAAGCGCCTTATACGCGCTGTCTGCACCTTCGCAAACCAAAACCTCGTAGCCATTAAGCCTAAGCTTTTCGATCACTATGTTTTGCTCGGTGCTTGTTCGGCCCCCTAGTTTTTTCATCTCAATGAATAACCCGTGTCTTTCACCCCTAGCTTCTGCCAAAAACAAGTCAGGTGCTCCAGCCAGGACTCCCTCGCGCTTCATCTGTGCTGCGACCCTGGGGTCCCTCTTACCACCGTTCGGGATACTCATCAAAATTAACTCAGGATGAAAGTGCCGGACACGGGCTACCAGGGTAGTTTGTTCGCTGGATTCAGATTTATTTTTCGACTTATTTGTTAACATTTTTGGTCAATTTGTTGTATGTATTTTTTGATCAGTTTGTTGTATGTATTTTTGATCAGTTTGTTGTATGTATTTTTTGGTTCATTTTTCAGGTCTCTTTTGTCAAAAAGGATCCAAGATCCAAGATCCATATGTTTTTTGGCGTCGGCCGGCGAATATATATATATTTTTTGTTTTTTATATATATATACATTATGGTAATGGATCATATACTTAATGGATCTTGGATCTATATATATAAAATAAGTAATAAAATCAATAACTTAAATAGGATCCATAAAAGGATCCATATGTGGACAAAGATCCATTAAATTGGATCCTTTTTCATCCCAGGACGTCGTCGACCAGGGTCGCATCTAAAAGCTCACGGATTTTTTCGTTGAACTCGTGGTGGTTACCGGATCCATTCGCGAGGTTACCGGATCCATTCGCGAGTTTATTGGGCCCAAATTCCCGCTGGTAGCTTATATGGATCCATATTTTGCACATTTCAGCTCTCCATTTTACGCGTTTTTCATACAACATAAAGCCTAGTTTTGAGATCAATAAATTGACCGCTTTTTTCTTAACCGGTTCGATGCCTTCGACTAGGTTTAAGGCCCTAATAAAATGCGCGCTTGAAATGATGTTTGAGTTAAACCCTGGTCCCCCAATATCGATGAGGTCCTTAGCCGCCTCGAGCTCATCACTTGTGTTCAAACCGACCATTTGGGCCTTGGCGCTTGATGAAGGGGCTCGCCCATCGGCACTAAAAGACTCACTGATTTCATGCTCCAATAACCACTTACGCAGCGCCGGGGCATGATACCTAGCCGAATCAAACAACTTTATGAAGTAACCCTCACCAGTCGCCCTATATAACTCCTCAGCAGTAGTGAAAGGACAAAATTGAACCCACCAACGCCGGTCAGTGTCATCCAAAGGTAATGCATCAGCATGATTGGTGAACGCAATATAGTTCACCGTGTTCGGTGAGATGTACACATTGACCCCTTTTGGGTTAACTGAGATAGATTCATTTGTAATATACGGCTTAATCTTGTTCAAAATATCATGCCGGTTGTGACCAACCATCCGAATCTCTTCTAAGACATTAACGCACCGACCAACGGCCCAATTCGTAAACCCTGACCCTAATTGGTCAACAGGTACCTCACCAACGTTCACCCTACCCATTACAGCACCCATCAACACACCGATAAAAGACTTACCTGTGCCTTCGATCCCCTTGATTAATGGCGCCCAGTTAATTTTTAACCCTGGTTTTTGAACGTTATACGCCATCCAATCGATTAAAACATTAGCCGATTCGGTACTGCCTAACAGTAACTGAACATGGGTCTTAACCTTCTCAATCGCCGCTAGATCTCCGGAGCTATATGAAAGCGGTATATCCGGCGGGCTATTCTGGTCATACTCATTCACGCATGGCAGGCCATCCAATTCAAAGATGTTATTGGCTGACGGCAGATAGATAGCTTTGTCCGGCGTTGGGATGTTCCAAATAGTCAGTGCCAATACGGCTGCTGAATCTGTGCCAGTGAATCGATTAAACATCGCGGCAAAACCGGACGAAGTGACCCGTCGTTTACTAACCACGTTGAAAAACTTGTCCTCATGCGTTACGTAGACCCAATCATTAAGCCATTCAGGTGTGCCGGCAGAACCGTCACTATTCCTAGGGCGAATCATATTCTTACAATCACCGATAGACACCGGGAATGCCAAATCCTTAAACCTCTTCTTCAACACATGGGCAAGAACCCCGCGGCTAACGTGGTCGATTCTAGACTCATTGCGCACGGACTCAACTACAACCTTAAGTGCATCTGTATCTTGGCTTTGTTCGATTGCCGTGCGTAATGTGTCAAATAACGCGTCCAATTCTTTTTTGGTAACTAATCCTGCGTGTTTAATCAAAGACGCTAGGGTAACAGGGCCATGGCCTGATGGGCGTTGGTTTGAAAATGACTCCCATTTCGACTTACATAGTCCGGCTTGATAATTCGAAGCCGAGCTAGACCAGTGGTCCCATGCGAACAACCACATTTCATCACCATTGCCTTGATGGTGCAAAGCTAAGCCAATACGAACCCATTCATCATAGTCACAACTAGGATCCAGTTTATTTAACAACTCACTTTGAACCCGATCGATGTCCCAACCAAGCAGCGGGGGCTTGTATAACGCCAAGGCATCTTGGCTGGACTGATTTGTGCTCCCTTGACCTGATTGGATGGACCAACCATTAGGTAAATATGCAGGTAACGAGGCGATGAACCGGTTCACGTCATCATTTGTAATACTAACCAACTGACCAGGTTCTAATGCAACAGGGCCAAGGTCGTCAATCCATCTATAGGTATGCCCGTCCGGATGTTCACCATAAATGACATATTGTTGCCCGGTTGCTAAGAACTCCACGGCGAAGCTTTTGCCAGCTTTATTTTTGTCACCATTTGGTCCGCTTAAGAACACTTTTACCTTATTAAATGGTTTGTCAGTCCGGTACATCATTAACCGTTTTGGCCATGCGCCAATTCTAACCGGAGCCTTACCTAATTCTGTTTCCAAGGCAACCTCGATGGCGCTTGCGCATGCCGGGTCAGTGATGTCGATATCCACTCCAGGGAAATGCTCAGCCAAAAGGCCAATGTTGCCGTTCCAAGTGTTGCTCGCCGCTTGTTCATGTGTGATACCATTCTGCCAGTTAGCGAACCCAGGGGCTTTAGACGCAGGTTTGAGAGGTATGACCGGCCATTTTGACTTATGGAGTTTGGCACCAGATATTGTGGTCATACGTTTCCCCTCTTCAACCAACCAAATAAGGTCAGACCTTTGTGTTGATAAAGCGCGAGGTTAGGTAGTTTGCCACATTGTTCGCATTCCATTGCGACAAACAGACCGTGTCGTCGTCGACTAGGGTTGCGGGTTAGATTGTTATCGATAGTAACGCCCGTGATACTGGCTGTCACATGGCTACCCTCGCTTGAGTCCTCTAACCGATTGAAGATTTCAACCCCACCTTGATGAAGCCAATGCCCGCTGCAAATAGGGCAAGTAAGCGCCTGGTCGATTCCAGCGCCATCTAAGTATGAAACGTTCATTGATCTTATTCCTAAATAAGCCTTACATTATAGGGCCACTGCCAAATGGGTAAGGATCCATCTTTCGGTCGCGCTGACCTAGGCAATAGCAAATGTATATTATCACAAAAAACGATGTATAATTAATTTTGTTCAAAAATATTTTTACATTTACATGAAAAAAAAGATTCAACTCAAAAATCAATGCGCGATAGAGCTTCATCGCCTCCTGGACTTCTTCGGTACAAAGGCTGAAATGGCTCGTAAATTCGGTGTCAGCACTAACGCGATTTCCTACTGGTTCTCGCGAGGTCAGATAGGTAGGTTTAGTGCCATGAAGCTCAATAAAATGAAGTCGGTCCCATTCACAAAAGAGAGTTTGCGACCTGACATTATGAATTGGGTTCCTGTCAATAAACGTTAAAAAATATGAATCGTTGTACGATTCTAAAAAACTGTTGTACAATGTTGTTAGACGTCTAAAAACTGTTGTTAAATTCCTAAAAATTAATTGTTAAATCCCTAAAGAAATGTTGTACAATGTTGTTAAATTAATTGTTGAATCATAAAAAATGAAGTTATACCCGCATCAAGAACACGCGGTCGAGTGGTTGACGACTCGACCAAAGACAATCCTGGCCCTAGACATGGGTTTAGGCAAAACCGCGGTATCCATCATGCACATGGAATTGCCTGCGTTAGTGATTTGCCCTGCCTCGCTTAAGTTGAATTGGGCTAAGGAGCTCAGACTTTGGCGCCCTGAATTGAGCTCGCAGGTTATCAAAAGTTCTAAAGATAAACCAAACGGTGCGGATGTCACAATCGTCAATTTCGACATCTTGGCTAAGATTGATTTACCAACGGTGCAAACCCTTATTGTTGATGAAGCACATTACGCGAAGAACTATAAAGCTAAGCGCACAAAAATAGTCACCCGCAAGATCAAGGAATGTGCGAATGTGTTGTTATTGACCGGCACACCGATAGTCAACCGACCAATCGAATTGTGGACGCTTCTCAATTCAATTGGGGCCACTAAATTAGGCTACTTTGAATTCGGCATGAAGTATTGCGCAGGGTGGCATACTCCTTGGAATACCTATGATTTCTCAGGATCAAGCCGCCAAGTTGAACTCACCAAACTACTAGAGCCGTTCATGTTACGGATGACTAAGAGCGAATGTTTGAAAGATCTACCCGCTAAGACTTATAGAATCATCGAGCTAGATTTGCCAGTGGATGCACGGGAAAAGGCATTTAGTCTTGAGCAACTCAATAAACCTGATTCAATTCCATTTGAAGCAATTAGCGACATTCTGAAGCTTAACGCCGAGCGCAAGCTGCCTGATGCAATTTCCTATATCAAAGACGCGTTAGAACATAGTTCCAAGGTAGTTGTCTTCGCACACCATATCCACATCATTGACCAACTCATGTTGGCCTTACACGACTATGGTCCGGTTAAGGTAACAGGCGCTGTTAAAAGCGAAGATCGCCAAAAAGCAGTTGAGACCTTTCAAACGGACTCAAAATGTAGGATCTTCATAGGTAACATTAAAGCCGCCGGAGTAGGTCTCACATTGACCGCAGCTAGCCATGTCATATTTGTAGAAGCAAGTTGGTCCCCGGCGGATGTGCAACAGGCAGCGGACCGTTGCCACAGAATTGGTCAGAAGGATAATGTCGTGGTCGACCTTCTGACTATCTCTGAGTCGATCGATGCATTAGTACTGCATTCGGTCTTGACGAAGATGGATGTAATCGACCACATCATTAAACCCGACCCATTTGGGTCAACTAAGGAGTCATTCATGGATACAAAAGCTATTTCATTAAAATTACGCGAACTCGCCGACTTGTTCGATACACAAGAAGATGGCCCGATCGAAGAGGTCAAACCTGTTGAAGAGATCAAACCCGTTGAAAAGACCAAACCTGTTGAAGAGTCTAAACAGGTGACCTACACATTAGACGATCTACGTGAAGCCATGGCAAGCTTAATCGGTTCAGGTAAACGTGATCAAGCCATTGCGATCCTCCAAAAAGCCGGCGTCAAAAAGGTTAGTGAGATTGAGAAAGACCAATTCGCCGATGTAATGGGGGCGATCAATGTCGCACGCTAAATTGTCGCCTTCAGCAAGCGTTAGATGGATGAGCTGCCCAGGCAGCGTCCATCTAGAACCAGATATAAAAAATGAAGGTTCAAGTGTCTACGCCGAAAGAGGCACTGCGATGCATGAGGTGTCTGAGCAGTGCCTCATCAATAACGTCGAGCCAAATAGCTATATTGGCAAAACGGTTAACAAACATAAGGTGACCTTGGATATGGTTGAATGCGTCCAGGTTTATGTAAACTATATCCGATCACTCGAAGGTAAAAAGTTTTACGAGGAAAAGGTCACCCTCGCTGAGGTCATCAACGATTGTTGGGGCACCGCTGATGCGGTCGTTATTACAGGCAAGTCCATCCGAGTTATAGACCTAAAAACCGGTGGGGGTGTAAAAGTAGATGCCGAGAATAATACTCAACTGCTCTGCTATGCCCTAGGGGCCTACCTTAAATATTCAGTGGCCTACGACATCGAAGAGGTCACAATGACGATTGTTCAACCCCCTCTACATAACATTGACTCATGGACCATCTCGTTGGATGACCTATTAGTATTCGCAGAATCGCTCAGGAACGCGTATGCTGCGATTCAAAATACACCTAATGTCTTCTCTGCCAGTGATAAAGCATGCAAATGGTGCCACGCTAAGGCACAATGCCCTGAGCTTAAGCGGATTGCCAATGGTGCTGCGGGCTTGGATTTTAATAGTCTGCAGCAAGATTCAATTGAATTTTGGTTGACTAAACTCCCAATGCTAAGTGCGTTTATTAATGCGGTTGAACTCAAGGCTAAAGCCATCATGTTCGATGGAGGAGAGATCAAGGGTTGGAAAGTTGTTGAAGGGCGTAGGAGTCGCGCATGGACCGATACAGACCAAACGGAACTTTGGCTCAAGCAACAAGGCTACGACCAAATCTATACCAAAGTTGCATTATTAAGTCCTGCGCAAATGGAGCTGGCCCTAAAAAATGAACATATAGATCTATCAAGTCAGATCACTATTTCAGTAGGAAGCCCAACAATCGCCCAGGAGAAGGACTCAAGATCTAAAGTTGATCGGACGCATTCCGCGAAAAAAGATTTTGCATAAAAGTTAAAAATAGTTGTGTAATACGTAAAAAGTGTTGTACAATTACATCACGACGATTTTGTCGTATTAATGTTGTAAAGGTTTATCATGGCACACGAACTCGATCTCTCTAACAATCAAGCAAATATTGCTTATTTAGGAAACACCCCTTGGCATCAACTTGGCCAACAACTTGAAGCTAACCAACCCATTGACGTTTGGGCTAAAGCCGCAGGTTTGGATCATGAAGTTATGAGCGCTCCGGTTCAGTACACTACCGAGTCAGGTACGAACGTGGTCCATTCGACTAAGTCTGTCCTTTATCGCTCAGACACTCAAGCCGAAGTCGGTATCGTCGGTAAAAATTACAAAATAGTCCAACCAAAAGAAGTACTCGACTTTTTTGCTAAACTCGCTGAAAGTAACAACTTTCAATTGGAGACTGCAGGGTCTCTGTCCGGTGGCTCACGAATTTGGGCAATGGCCAAGGTAAACGATGGCCAAACAGTTGTCGATCAAGACGTTGTCAAACCCTATGTATTATTGGCCACAAGTTACGACGGCACATTACCAACGATCGCACGCTTCACAACTGTCCGGGTCGTCTGCAGCAATACATTAGGATTCGCAGAACACGAACGCGGTAATACAGTCAAAATCAGCCATCTGAAAAAGTTCGATGCGAATGATTGTTTATTGGACCTTGGCGTTGCTCTCAATGGTTTTGATAAGTTCATGATTGACGCACGTAAACTGGCGAACAAGCAAATTAATTCAACGTTCGCGGTTGAATTTTTGAAAGCACTGCTGCCTGATAGTACGAGCTCAAGGATGATCGACGGGATCAAGAAGTCAATGATTGTGCCTGCAGAGGACACAAAGGCCTTTAAGTCCATCATGGCATTATTCCAAGGTGATGCTATGGGTTCAGATTTGCCGGAGGCCAGTGGTTCAGCGTGGGCTTTGCTTAACGCGGTGACGGAGCATGTAGATCATGGTCTTAGTCAAAATGCTGCCTGGTTCGGTTATGGTAACTCAATCAAGAACAAGGCCCAATCATTATTACTTGAAATAGTTGGCTAAATAAAACAGTCGCACATGCTGTCTCATGTGCAACAGTTAATGCATGCTGTCTCATGTTAAATGTCTACAATGTTTAAAAGGAAAGAAAATGTCATCAAAACTAATTACCCCGGAGTTCCGCGGATCATTTGTCCATATTTTAGAGCCCTATGCGATCAAGGGGGTTGCAGATGCAAAACCGCGATACCAAATCACAATCCCGTTGCCGAAAAAAGACTCGTTTTGGGCGCAACTTGAAGCGTTAATTGATAGCACAGCAAAAGATACATGGGGAAAGATTCCACCAAAGATGAAGAACCCCATCAAAGATGGAGATGACGAAGATCGTCCAGAATTAGCTGGTTGCTATAGTATTCAAGCTTCAAGCAAACTCCGCCCTGGAATTGTCAATGCCACGCTACAACCATTAATGGAGGCCTCTGAGATCTATAGTGGTGCTTATTACCGAGCGTCTATTCACGCATACGCATGGGAGCATCCGACAGGTGGTAAAGGGGTGTCAATTGCATTGGACAACGTCATGAAAACAAGGGATGGTGAAGCATTTAGCGGTCGTACCGAAGCGAGTGCTGATTTTAGCGATTTTGCGAAAGAAGACGTGGATTTATTAGCTTAAACCATCGTGCCTAGTACTAGGTCAGGGTACCATTCGGGAGCGTAGCCCGTCCAATCAATAAAAATAGGAGTAAGACATGGACGAATCTAGAATTATGAATTTAGTGAAAGCGATGCACATTAAATTCGACTTGACCAACACCACCGGCCCGACTAACCTTTCTGCCGATGAAAAGCAGTTCAGAGTCATGGCCCTTCAAGAGGAGCTCGACGAATACGCAGAGGCTGAAAGTTTAGTGGACCAGTACGACGCGCTGCTTGATATAATTGTTTTTGCCGTTGGAACTATCGAAAGGCATGGCTTTCCTTTGCTCAAAGGATTTGAAGCGGTCATGGAGGCCAATAGTGCAAAAGAGGTTGGTCAAAATGGTTCCAAGCGCGGCGGCTTCAAACGAGATTTAGTAAAACCCAAAGGATGGGTTGGGCCTGAATCGAAGCTCAAAGTTTTGATCGGACAACAGTCATGATTAAAAAATCCCCCATCCCAGTTAAAAAGCCAAACATATTACCAGGTTCGGACGGGTTGGTTGTTAAGGGCTTCGCTCCAAAATTCGATGCAACTAAGGTTAGGGTCGACCTCTTACCCGTTGACCCATTAATTCGAATCGCCGATGTATTTGGGTTTGGGTCGAACAAATACTTTGCAAATTCATATCGTGAAGGTGAAACTGTCGCATGGAGTCGCACCTATGGATCAATTTTACGCCACCTTTTTGCATTCTGGTCAGGGCAAGACAAGGATCCGGAGTCCGGGTTTGAACATTTAGCACATGCAGGTACACAACTGATGATCCTTATGGAGCACGTGAAGAACAACCAAGACAAAGATGACAGGTACAAACGATGAACATTAATACAATTCGCCAAATCTTTATTAATAAGCTTAGCCGAAATGAGGTGTCTGATGACGGTAACATTGAGATCATTAATGCATCGTTCAAGGCTGATGAGTCGCATATATTCGGTTCAGTAAATGATGAATGGAATGAACGTGAATTCAAATGGTACTTGAGTCAGTCGCTTAATGTCAACGACATTGCCCCGCCGGTGCCGACTATTTGGAGGCAGGTTGCAAGTGCCAAGGGCCGAATTAACAGCAACTACGGCTGGTGCATATTTAGCCAACAGAACGGCTATCAGTTTCATAAGGCGATAGACGCTTTAGTCGCCAATAAAAACAGTCGGCAAGCTGTCCTAATCTATATTCGACCGACGATGCATACAGACTCCAAAGTCGATGGGATGCGAGACTTTATGTGCACATACAGCACTCAGCTTTTAATCCGCGAGGGTCAACTTCACCATATTGTGAATATGCGCAGCAACGATGCTATTTATGGATTTAAAGGCGACTACTTCTGGCAAAACAAGGTACATGACATGGCCCTAGCTAGGCTACAAGAGACATATACTGATCTGAAAAAAGGGGACATGTATTGGAATGCTGGGTCATTACATATCTATCCCAAACATTTCGAGTTAATCAAATGATATTTAATCTATTTGCTTCTATCCCGGTCAACATTAAGTCGCATGTCCGCGGATGGTCTATGCATTGGGCTGAATGCATGGGTACCACTATTGCTACGAAAGACAGCGACCTTAGTGTTATTAGTAAGTTATATTGGGACCATGGGGTCAATTTTAGCGGAGGACTTAATTTGTTCGGCGGGGTAACCGATGAAATAGTCGACAAGATTGAACAACTCATTGCCCAAAACGGCGAATTGGTCAGTCTAGATAGACCTATGCCCGACTATGCTGATCAACTCGAAAGGCGTATTGGTCAAGCGACATGTTCACCTAGGTTAACTAATGCAATGTTATCCGCATTGAAGGCTAAATTAAGTTCCAGCCGCACCCTACATCAACATGACCTCACTAAGTCATCCGCAGCTATCGGAGATAGTCACTCAACGGCATATGCAAGACCAAATAGCCTAGTCTTACGTACGAATGGCTTAACTCTTCATGGCGCATTACTTCGAGGTGAATTTATTAAGCAAATTCACCTATTGACAAAGATCCCGAAGACAATCACACTGGTCGCAGGGTCTATTGACATTCGCCACCATATTGGTCGACAGCCCGACCCAGTAAAAGCGATCGAAGAGTTAAGCGACAGGTATAGCCGGGTAATTGAGTTCATAAATTCAGAATTGCATATTAATATTGAAGTCGCAATGCCCGTGCCTGTTGAATACGAGGGTCGACGGTTACCTCAAACCGGATACTATAACGGAACCCCATTTTATAAATCACACACCGAGCGACGAGAATGGACCGACTACTTTATTGACTTAATCAATTGCGACAATAAGGTTATCGGTCCACCACAGGAGTGGTATTCAATGGATGGTGAAGAGTACGCAAAGACTTATATGGAGTTAGGGTCATCCGTACACATTGCACCGAAGCACTATCGACGATTTAACTGGGGGAATTAAAATGACTTATTTCAATGTCACGTCAGACCGGACAAACAAGGATATTCCCATGTGGAATGAGTCCGTATGAGGCCCGGGAACATTACACAAAAATGTACGGTGGGTTTAAGTCAAAGCTAGGTGCACCAAAGGTACATCGACACGAGGATAAATGGGTCTTTAGGGGCGACATAAGCGACATAAGTCTCAAGGGTTATGCCGCAGAGCAACTTATTGCCGAGCTAAAGGAGGATACTTTGGTTTATTGTGCACCAAGGGTGGGCATGGCGATGGACGCAATCGCAACGCTCGCCAAAATGTACAATAAGAAATGCGTGTTCTTCTGCCCTGCGGCAAGTGAACCCTCAAAACATCAAAAAGCATTATTGGCATATGNCGCGGATTTACGTTTTATAAAGATTGCAGCCATGCCAACACTTAATCACTATGCCAAGAAGTGGGCTGAGACGCATGGTGCAAAGTACTTACCGTTTGGTCTGGCAAAAACCCCCCTAGTTATAGCGGGTATCGTTAACTTAGGCGGCCAAATCGTCGAACAAATTGGTAGAGAACCCTCGGAAATATGGATGGCTGTATCAACAGGAACGGCGATTCGGGCATTACAAATTGCGTGGCCCGATGCGGCATGCCGCGGTGTTGTTGTCGCTAGGAATATGCACCCTGGAGAAATTGGGCATGCTAACTTATGGTCGGCAAACACTCCATTTTTAAAAAATGTCAAAGATACCGATCGACCACCATTTCCATCGACCGCAAATTATGACGCAAAATGTTGGTCAGATTTTGACAATTTTGGCATTAAAGATTCAATATTTATTAACGTGGGTACCGACGATAAAGTTGATACACTCTTTGATCTAGTCAAAGATGAACCGTTAGACAGCCAACGCCCTTGGCATGACATGCGCGACCTGGAGCAGGGGTTATGATCTTAACGCACGAGCCCGAGTTGTTGCACTCATTGGAGCTGCATGAAATAGACTCGCACCCGTATAGGCAAGCCTTGAACAAAGAATGGGAAAAATGTGGTGACTACAATCTCGAACCGAGCATCTACTTTTTAGAGGCAATAGCATACCACCAGCGTGCTAAACGACTACAGGATCGCAACATGGGTTTGTTACCCGTGGAGATTGTTAGTGGTTGTCCGCTACAAGACCAAGTGCACATATATGACACGGTAAATCGGTGGGCGGCTGGCTTTTCAAATGTACCACAGGAGATGTTTTTGGGCAGTGAAAACCCTAAACACAACTGGAATATAAAGCATGGATACGCGACTTCTGGCTATCGTGACAAGTTCAAAAATAGTGACTGGTTTTATATCTTTTTAATCCATCGTATCTGTGGTTCAGGGGCTAGCTTTGCTATGATTGGTGATTGCAAATTACCACCTCATGGATGGTACAACACGCCTGTTCCATATCTATGCGAGAACGCAGATTCGGCGCAATCTATTGGTCGGTTAATCAAAGACTTTAATGGACCCATGTTTAGCTCAATCGGCAATCAAATCCCGTCGTTCAATAAGCCTACTGCCCCGTATACTCAAGGGGGGCGTGAGTATTTAGTTGAGGTTGCCCCAAAGTTATCTATAGACTTTTTTAATTGGCTAGTTGATCAGCCAAATCCAGTTGGTATCCAAAAGGCCGTTGATTGGTGTTTAGATTGGCAAACACAACATGGGTGGAGGAGGTTCAAATTTGTGCTAACCGCGTGGGTTATGGATATTGCCGAGTACTATCCAGGCTTAGTTGACGAGAATTCTGACTGTTACCATGGTATCAACGCGATTGCGGCATTAGAACTTGTCTTTAAGCCCACCGTGAGAATGAATAAACAAACGTTCTATGACGTCGGTACCCGGATGTTTTGCGACCTCTTTGCCACGCGACCCATGGATGTTGAAGATGCTGCTCCTGGCTGTGACCTAATTCGCTATTGCGAGCAGTACATCCAACCTAAAGGCTATGATAAACTTGATCGCTCAATTATTTTTAATATTAGTCATGTAAAACATGCAACCGGTCGACAACCTGTTGTACAATAAATTATGAGACCCAACCTAGATCAAACATTTATGAAAGTTGCACAATAAATTATGAGACCCACCCTAGATCAAACATTTATGGAAGTTGCGCGGGCATTTGCAAAACGCGCAACGTGCGCCCGGCGTCAAGTCGGAGCCGTCATTACCGGCGGTGGCTACATCTTATCGTCCGGCTATAATGGCTCGTACGTTGGTTCATCACACTGTATAGACTCACCATGCCAAGGTGTAAACTTGCCGAGTGGTACAGGTCTAGATCTCTGCTCATCGATTCACGCTGAGCAAAATGCCGTCGCGCGGCTGCGTAATCCCAATGAGGCCGATACGATCTACTGCACTACCGCACCGTGCGTCAGCTGTACAAAGCTGATATTGTGCACAAATATCCAACGGATCGTCTCGGACCAAGATTACACGGCGAGCGGTAGAAGTTTATGGTTGCAATCAGGTCGCGCATGGGATCACTATGCGGAATAAGGCGGTCCTAGACATTGAGTGCTATAGCAACTACTTTTTGGTTGCACTTAAGTCACTTGACACCGGTAAGGTCGCAACGTTTGAACGCTCCGACTGGTCAGAGTTCAACGTGGACTTACTTAAATCGCTTTTGGCTAAGTACACCATCGTCACGTTTAATGGTCATCGTTATGATTTACCTATTCTTAAAGCGGCTTTATCCGGCTTAACAAATCGACAGTTAAAGGGCATATCCGATGAGATCATTGTCGATAACATTAGATCTTGGCAAGTTGAGTCAAAATACAACTTGCCCCAATGTAACTATATTGACCATATTGACTTAATCGAAGTTGCGCCTGGGGTTGCAAGCCTAAAAATTTATGGCGGCAGAATGCATAGTAAACGGATGCAGGACTTACCAATTGAACCGAATGCAATTATCCAAGAATCATCACGTGAATTGCTCAAGGCGTATTGCGTAAACGACCTCGACACCACAATTGACTTATTTTTTGCACTAAACGGCCCGATTAAACTTAGAGAGCAAATGAGCAAAGAATACGGGCTAGATCTTAGATCAAAGTCGGATGCCCAAATTGCCGAGGCTGTAATTAAGAACCAGATTGAGACGATCAAAGGTGAAAAGGTTTACCGACCAAATTTGCCGACGGGCTATTCATTCAACTACGTTCCTCCGGCGTTCATTACGTTCAAGGACAAGTCATTAGTTGAGGCCCTACACATCTTCAAAACGGAAACTTTCACGTTGAGCGAAAAAGGTGACGTGGTAGAACCTACAAAGATTGGAAAGTTAAAAATAACACTCGGTAAATCAACGTATCAGTTGGGTATTGGCGGGATTCATTCATGTGAGAAAAATGTCAATTATGTCGCCGATTCAGACCATATCCTCGTTGACCGCGATGTGACGAGTTATTACCCAAACATTATCCTTGGGCAAGGTTTGTACCCGAAACACCTCGGAAAAGACTTTTTGTCCGTTTACCGTGCGATCGTTGACCGGCGTATTAAAGCGAAACGGGAAGGCAACTTCACAGTTGATGCGGCATTAAAAGTGACGATCAACGGTAGCTTCGGCAAATTCGGGTCTAAGTGGTCAACTTTGTACAGTCCAGATTTACTTATTCAAACAACCGTGACCGGGCAGTTGTCACTGTTGATGTTGATAGAGGCCATTGAATGCGCCGGAGTTAGTGTGGTGAGTGCTAATACTGACGGCATAGTAATCTATTGCCATCGGCGCAACCAAGCGGCCCTCAATAGCGTGATCACCCAGTGGGAACGCTCCACAGGGTTCAATACCGAGGAAACGGAATACCATGCACTCTATTCGCGGGATATTAATAACTATTTGGCTTTAAAGTTGGATGGCAAAATAAAGGCAAAAGGCACATATGCTGAGGAGGGCCTCTCCAAAACACCAACAGCGCAAATAGCAACTAGGGCTGTAGCTGACTATCTTCAGTTAGGCATCCCGATAGAGGCCACGGTACGCAACTGCTCTGACGTCAAACAGTTCATCTCCGTTAGGTCAGTAACTGGTGGAGCGGTCAAAGGGACTGAGTATCTAGGAAAAGCCGTTCGCTGGTACTACGCTATAGGTGAAGTTGGCGCGATCAACTATAAAAAGAATGGGAATAAGGTTGCAACAACCGATGGTGCAAAACCTTTAATGGACTTACCGGACTGTGTGCCCGTCGATATTGACCGCGGCTGGTATATTAATAAGGCACAATGTATTTTGGGGGACGTGGGTGTTAATTTATAAAAGGAGAATCAAATGACTTACTTAATCGCCGAGGACGCTTATTCAGATAGGTCCGACAAAATTGATAGAGACATTGCTGTAAAAGAGGAGGAATTGGCTGACAATTGGCTTGAGGCAGTTGGGTCTCAATCACTCAAATCTAAAGTTGACTTTGATTCAAGGTCTGAGCGTAGCCAAATACTCGGCAAATATAGACGGCCCGCCACGGTTTATGAAATCTTCACTGACGTGGTTGACTACCATAATTTTCATGAACGGTTGGTTCAGATAGCCATCGACTCGTATAACTCAGGCAATGATGATGCCATAAAATTATTTCTTGACATGTCCCGCACTTACGCGCATATTAAGGCTTAAAAGGAGAAGCTATGGAAACCAAAGATAAAACAATAATTTTGACAGGTGTTGTTGGTGTTGTGTTTGTTACAGGCCTTATATTAAACGAGTACATTGACTCGCGAGATCGCTCAATCCACGCAAGTGCCTACAACTTAGGTTTTAATACCGCCATTGCTGAGGGCAAACCGACGACGATACAATGTATGGCGTTTTGGTTTAATGGCGATACGGCTCGCGTTACAAATGCAGTTAAAAAAATTAAATTAAATCAATGAGAAAATTCAAATATCACAAGTCCAGCGATTGGGGTCTTGGGATACGGTTCCAGACACCTAATGATAACAGCCATTACGGCAAGAGATACAACCTACTGTATGTTTATATATTTATGTATTACTTTAGGTTCATTCTTCCTGAATTCATTAAACCGAAAAGCGTGTGGGTTTTTATTTCAAACGGTCAGGGGTATGTTGAATACATTCAAAAACAGTATGAATTCATGGTCAACCCAGGTTCGATAACCGTTTGCTACGGCATTCAGCCCAGCAAACTCGACTGTAGGGACCCTGGTAATTACGATCGTACGCAAATATTTATATATCCCTGGCGCGTGCGTGACCTCAAACAAAGGAGAAAATAAAATGAAATATGAATGGTACTAATATAGAGGAGAAACACAACATGGATTACGCGCAACAGTTCGCAAACCGTAGGGTTGCTGAGGCAGAGTATGCAGCGCATATACTCAAGGGGAATAAAATGAAATATGAAATTAAAAGCAGATGCTCAACACTTCGCACATACACTTGCGATGTACCGGACAATATTGCTGAGGAAAAGCGGACAGCTTATGCGCTTGCAGACGTCATATCGAACGGCTTTTCTCTGTGGATGGTGGATTTATCTAATGCAGACTTACGCGGCATAGACCTGTCAGGTCAAAGGCTAACTAAAGCAAACCTAACTAAGGCAAACCTATACAAAGCAAACCTATACAAAGCAAACCTAGAGCTTGCCCTACTAACCAACGCGAACCTATATGGCGCAGATTTATCAGGCGCAAACCTAACCAATGCAGACCTAGCTAAAGCAAACCTATCGGGTGCAAACCTGTCAAATGCGAACCTGTCGGGTGCAGACCTGTTTAATGCAGACCTATCGGGCGCAAACCTAGCAGGGGCATACCTGTCCGGTGTAAACCTAACTGGAGCAGTCCTAAACGGGGTGAATACAAAGGAGAAAATAAAATGAATTGCTGTGATGACTTTGGAAACTGCAATCAAGGGCGTGACTGCCCTTGTCGTGAAGACGTATACAAGGCGGACATGGATAGCTTCGTCGATGGTGCGGTGGCATTTTGCCTTGTGTT